CAAACCCTAAAAGCAAAGAAGGCATACGATTTGATAAAGCTGTGATAAATAAATGGGTTTCTATAGCAAAAAGTGAAGAGCCTATATTGGACGCTACTGGTAAAGACATAAGGGTAAAAATTAACTTCAATGATGGTGCTGTTACGTTTCAACAAGCATTGATGCAAATGGTAGATCCAGCGTTTTCAAACACCACATTAGGAAGACAGTATAAAAATTTATCCTTAGAAAAAAAACATGCCTTCATACAAATGCTTGACCAGGCATACAAGGACGCAGCATTTGATGTTTTGCTGACCTTGCCAGCATACAAAAACTTACGACAGGTTTTTGAAGATAAAGCACTACTGAAAGCAAAGGCAGAATTACAGCAATCAGGAACACTTGGGAATTTCCAGGTACAAAATTAAGAGGTATAAATGACAGTATCTAGCAATCTCAACCGAGCAAGCTATACAACAAGTAATGCCACAACGCATTCATTTGCCTATGGTTTTAAAATTTTTGCAGACGCAGACCTAACAGTTATTGTGCGCTCTACTACAGGTGTTGAAACGACCAAAACATTGGGTACGCATTACATTGTAAATGGGGCTGGTTCATCATCAGGCGGTACTGTATTTTTTAAATTCAACACAGGCACCTCATCGGACAGCCATTACTCAACAACTGATCATCGGCCTGCAAGTGGTGAAACTGTTATTCTGTTAAGGGAGCAGCCTCTAACGCAGGGGTTAGATTTAGTAGCTAATGACCCCTTCCCTGCGGCTAGTTTTGAGGATGCGCTCGACAAACTTACCTTTATGGCGCAGCAGCATGACGAAGAAATCGGACGTACTATAAAACTCAGTAAGTCTAACACGATGACTTCACCAGAGTTTACCACCTCTGCAACCGATAGAGCTAACAAAGTTTTAGCGTTTGATAGTTCTGGTGAACTATCAGTAGCGCAAGAACTAGGCACATTTAAAGGAACTAGCCCAACAACTACCACAGCGGCTTTTGTTCAAAGAGATATTGTAAAAGGGTCTACTACTGCGCAACTCAATAACATTTATATCTGTGTAGCTGACAGTGTGGCTGGAGACACCTTAACAGATACAGACCACTTTGCACTTCTAGTTGATGCAGTGTCAGCGGCTACATCTGCAACAAACGCAGCATCATCTGCTACAGCAGCCGCCTCTAGTGCTTCTACCGCATCTGGGCATAAAGATACGGCATCGACCCAAGCAAGTAATGCAGCTACAAGTGCAAGTACAGCTTCAACACAGGCAACAAATGCCGCCTCTAGCGCAACAGCAGCGGCAAGCAGTGCATCTGCCGCATCGTCTAGTGAAACTGCGGCTGCATCTAGTGCTACGGCTGCGGCAGCTTCTGCTGCTAGTATCACCACTGGAATATCCGATGGAAACATACCTATATTTACAAGTGGGGTAGTTGATGATGATTTTCTTAGAATTTCTGGTACGTCAGTTGAGGGTCGCAGCAGTTCAGAAGTATTAAGTGACATTGGTGGACAAGCCTCTTTAACTTTTGGCATATCAAATACTAATGCAGTGAAGGTGGATAGCTCTAGTGTAGCTGACGATGAATATGCTCGTTTTACAGCCAATGGTTTAGAGAGTAGAAGTACATCAGAAGTGCTTAGTGATATAGGTGGTCAAGCATCCCTCACATTTGGGATATCAAATACAAATGCAGTGCAGATAGATAGTAGTTCAGTAACTGATGATGAATATGCGAGATTTACTTCTAATGGTTTAGAAAGTAGATCAGCTTCAGAAACACGAACAGACCTTGGTTTAGTTATAGGTACAAATGTTCAGGCTTTTGATGCTGATATTGTCGCTAAAGATGTGCAGAATACATTTACCAAAGCTCAAGTTCCTAGCACTTATACTGCGGCTTTATCGGCAACAAGTGGAGTATTAGACTTCGATACTTACCAGAACTTTATTATTACTTTGGCAAGTGGTGCGAATACTTTAGCGGCTCCGACAACAGAAGCATCACAGATTGGACAAACTGGAGTTATTGTATTCATTCAGCCAAGTTCATCTTCAGCAGGCACTGTTAGTCTTCATGGCGATTATGAAACTGTCAATGGTGGTAGTTTAAGTTTATCTTCAACCAATAATCAATACGATCTTGTTCCTTATTTTGTAAAGGCAGATAATAGTATTTTGCTTGGAAGTCCATCGAAAGCATTTTCGTAATGGTTAACTTTTCTTCAGAAAAATGGTTTACTCAAACAGGTTTTTACTCTTATGAGATAAATTCATCTGTGCGATTTAACGCTGACCAGAATAGTAATGCAACAAGAACACCCTCAAGTGCAAGTAACAGAAAAATTTTTACTTGGAGCAGTTGGGTTAAACGAAATCAATTGGCCACCAATATGCGTCTATTTGAAGGTTTCACAGATACAAACAATTTTTCTTCTATTGTGTTAGGTGGGTCAGATAATCTGCAAGTGGTTTTTTTGGATAGTGGTTCTGCAGTTTACAATCTTATAACAACGGCTGTCTTGAGAGATACTTCTAGCTGGTATCATATTGTTGTGGCTGTAGATACGACTCAATCAAGTTCTTCTAACAGGGTCAAGGTATACATAAACGGAGAGCAACAAACATCGTTTGGTACAAATACAGTTGGTTCTCAAGATTTTAATACTGAAATAAATAATAACACATCTCATGCCATTGGTAGATATTTAGGTGCAAGTCAATATTATCTGGATGCGTATTTAGCAGAAATGAATTTTATAGATGGTTCACAACTTACACCAGACTCATTTGGTGAAACAAAACAAGGTGTCTGGATTCCAAAAAAATATTCTGGTTCTTATGGCACAAATGGATTTTATTTAAAATTTAATGATGCAAGTAGCGGCAACAGAGGTGATGATAGTAGTGGGAACGGCAATGATTTTTCCACCAGTGCTGTCAATGCGGCAGACACAAACTTACCTGATACACCAACAAATAATTTTGGCACTATGAATATAAATAATCCAAGTAATACTGGAACTGCAGACTTTTCAATAGGCAACACAAAAATTACTCTTGCAGACAATGAAGAAGCGTTTGGTACGTTTGGAGTTTCATCAGGTAAATGGTACTATGAAGTATTACACATTTCTTCCGCATCAAGTAATAACAAAATTGCGATAGGCATAGCAGACGCGGATAATCCAAGCAATAACGAACAAGTTAATTTTGGACATCAAGCAACCACTTACGGGGTGGGTGATATTATTAGTGTTGCGGTTGATGTTGACGCGGAAACAATAACTTTTCGTAAAAATAATACAGCTATTGAAACAGATACAGATTGGTCAAGTAAAGGATTTACAACCATTGTACCCTTTTTGACTTCAGCAAATTCAGCAGGGAATGAAGTAGCCATGTTTAATTTTGGATCAGATAGTTCATTTAACACTAATAAAACACCACAAAACAATTCAGATGAGAATGGACATGGTGACTTTTTCTACACACCGCCATCTGGATTTTTAGCTATGTGTGCCGCAAATCTACCAGAACCATCTATCAGCCCACTTAACGGAGAAAAGCCAGCGGATTATTTTAACACTAATCTTTGGCCGGGCAATGATGGAACGCAAGACATTACTGGTGTTGGATTTCAACCAGATTGGGTCTGGGTGAAAGCAAGAACTTCTACACAACCTCATGTTACATATGATGCTGTTAGAACTTTTGCTGCAAATAAAGATTTATCTATCACTTCATCAGCCGCAGAAGGGGACACTTCGGGAGGTCATCTTGGTGATGTAACGGCAGTCGATGCTGATGAATTTACTGTAGCAACAGGTATTACAAATGCGGCTTATACCAATGCAACTGGTCAGACTTATGTGGGGTGGTCTTGGTTAGCAGGAAACGCAACAGCAAGCAATTCAGATGGTTCAACATCTTCGACTATATCTGTTAATCAAGAAGCAGGGTTTAGTATTGTCAGTTTTACAGGTACAGGTTCAGCGACTACTGTTGGGCATGGTTTAGGTGCTACCCCTAAATTGATTATTGTTAAAAACAGAACGGATACTGCAAGTTGGAATGTATATCATAGTGCAAATACAGCCGCACCACAAACAGAAACTCTACAATTTGACATTAACGCTGCTACAGTAGATTCTAATACAAGATGGAATGATACAGCACCAACATCAAGTGTATTCACTGTCGGTACGTCTAATCAAGTGAATGGAAGCAGTGATGCTATAATAGCATATTGTTTTGCAGAAATTGAGGGATACTCAAAGTTTAGCTCATATACTGGCAATGGAAGCACAGACGGCCCATTCGTCTTCACAGGATTTAGACCTGCTTGGGTTATTTTTAAAAGAACTGATAGCACAGGTAGTTGGTTTATTGCAGACATTAAAAGAGATGTGATTAATCCAGTTGGAAAGTATTTGTTCGCAGATCTTACTAATATTGAAAATACTGCGGCTGATCGAGCAGATTTTCTAAGTAATGGTTTTAAAGTAATAGTGTCCAATACGAACCAAAATGCAAACGGTGGAACATACATTTATTGGGCATTTGCTGAACAGCCTTTTAAATATGCTAACGGAAGGTGATAGGAGGATATAATGGTTTGGAAATATAAATCGCGAGAGATATCAGGTGGCAGGCCGTGGAAAGATGATGATGGTTTTACACATCCTTACAACTGGATGACTTGGGATGATGCTACAAAGAAATCCAAAGGTTTAACTTGGACAGATGACCCTGCTCCTTTTGATAGTACGTTTTACTGGGGGTGGTCAGCCGATGGTAAAACTTTGATTGAAAAAAAAATAGCTGACGAAGATGCAAAAGATAACGCAGGAAATCTTTTAAAAGATGAAGATGGAAACCAAGTTGTCAATAAAGGGTTGAAAAGCATTTGGGTAGAAAAGACAAAGGTATCAGCAAACGGTAGACTGCAATCAACTGATTGGTACGTCACAAGAAAAACAGAAGCTGGAACAGCAATACCTAATAACATAACCACATACAGAACAGCAGTGAGGACAGCATCAAAAACTATTGAAGATAAAATAAATGCTTGTGCTGATCTTGCGGCTTTTAAGGCATTGTTTGCTACACCAGTCGATAGTAACGGAAAGCCAACTGGTAATGCACCAATATACGATTGGCCGAAGGATGAGTAAGCCAACATTAACTTCTGTAACAGAACAACTTCATTCCCTTGATACACGTTCGCATCGCCTCGAAGTTCAGACAACTATTCAGTTCAAAGATCTTTTTAATCGTGTTAAGCGTCTTGAAACTATCTTTATTTCTGTTGCTGCTACAATTATTATTATTCTTTTAACAATCGCATTTAACATATAATTTATTAATCGGACATATATTACCGAGGTTCAGAGCCTGCCGATTTACCAGGTGATACTATGGACCCAATGACCCTCTTCGCTGCCGTAAGCAGTTCCTTTCAGATCGTAAAAAAGTTAGTGAACGCAGGGAAAGAATTTGAGGACGTAAGCCAGCAAATTGGTAAGTGGATGGGTGCCTGCTCAGACCTAGAACACGCCCATAACAAACTGAAAAATCCTTCTCTGCTGACAAGATTAAAGAAAGGTAGCAGCATTCAAACTGAGGCTGCACAGCTTGTGTTGCATCGGGCCACTATTGAAAAACAAAGAGATGAATTGCAGCATCATATTATCTGGACTTTGGGTTTAGGTCAAAAAGGATGGGATGCACTTTTAGATACTGAAAGACAAATTCGTGTACAGAGAAAAAAAGAAAAATATGAGCGAGAAGCCAGAAAAGAAAAGATCCAATTTTGGGTTGTACTTATTATCGTTATGTTTGTGGGTGTGGGTCTACTCATTGCTCTTGCCTACGGCCTCAAACTCCTCGACAACTGATCAATTTACAACCTGTAGATTACACCGTGTAGCAGTCCTAATTAGGAACCCTGGAGCGCATCAAACGAGGGATGTATTGTGTATATACTACGGCTCCAAAAACACCGTTGAAACGGCTATAATTGAGTACTCACCGAACCACCGTTGTGAGCTCGAATATCAGTGTCTGATGAACCCCTCTCCGACCAGAAAAGCTATAGAAGAAATTATTAATAGGTATAGAGAAAATGGCTAAACAACTGCAAGAAGATAGCGTTCTAAATCCCTACGATCTGGATGGCGATGGTATAGTCTCTGATGACGAAATAGATAAGTCAAAAGAGATCAGGGAGTTTGAAGATCAAAGCAGAAAACATCTGGCACAATTACGAATTGCAAGGTGGACTTTAATTGGTATGGGGATGTTTACCTTTATGATGTTCATGCCTTTTATCTCTGATGAACGCATAAAATTACTTGTCGATTTATCAAATATTTTCTTCATCACTGGGGCAGGAATTGTAGGAGCGTATATGGGTGTTTCTGCGTGGATGAGTAGAAACGGAAAGTAAAAATGTTATCACTTTTAGGTTCAGCTTTAGGGTTCGGTACATCGATCATTCCATCGGTTATTGATCTCTTCAAACAACGTCAAGCTGACAAACAAGAACTATTGATGCTCCAAGCAAAAGCGAAATATGCGGCTCAATTATCTGAACTTAAGATTGATGAGTTACGGTCTAAAAGCGACATCGCTGAAATAGAAGGAATACACAAAGAGCAAGCAGCGGCAGTCAGCAAGTCAACCTTTGCAGCTGCACTGTCAGGGTCAGTTAGACCAATCGTGACCTACTTGTTCGTAGGCATATTTCTCACGGTAAAGATCACTGCTTTAATCACTGCAATGAATGATGGTCAATCACTTAATGATGCCATGCCAATAATATGGGATCAGGATACTCAGATATTATTTAGTGGGATTATTAGTTTCTGGTTTGGGCATAGAGCCTTTGAAAAAATACGACAAAGAAAAGGATAAATTATGGACATAGATAAGCTGCGTGAACAACTGAAAATTGATGAGGGTATAGAGCATAAAATTTACCTCGATCACCTTGGATTAAAAACTTGTGGCATCGGTCATTTGTGTCTTGATGGAGAGCCAGAGTTTGACATGCCTGTGGGTACTCCGATTTCTGAGGAAAGAGTAAATGAATTGTTTGATGAAGATGTCAAAATTATGGTTGGAGAATGTGAAAAATTATACCCCTATTTCGAAGAGCTTCCAGAGGAGGCACAGCAAATAATTTGTAACATGATGTTTAATATGGGTCGGCCCAGATTGTCGAAATTTAAGATGATGAAACGGGCCGTTGACAACAGAGATTGGAAGGAAGCCGCTTCCCAAATGAAGAGTTCAAAATGGTACTCTCAAGTAAAAAATCGGGCTGATCGTTTAGTTAACAGAATGGAAAGGATAAAGTAATGCCAGGATATAAAATGGGTAAGAAGAAGCAGACTAATGGGATGCTTACAGCAAAGCAAAAGACGTTGCCAGAGGATCTAAAAAAGAAGATTGTATCATCTAAAAAGAAGAGCATGATGAAAACCTATTCGTGACCGATTTAGTCACTTAGGGTGTTGAGGATTTTGTAACCACTTTGTAACCACTTCTGTAGCTACCTAGAGCTATCTAGGACTACCCAGAACTGTCTAAAACTACCTATATATGGCTGTATATGTCGTTTTCACTAGAACCTAAATCTAGTGCGTCTACCAATTCCGCCACACCCGCATTCTTTTGTATCCCTCTGTTTTTATTTACTTTTATCAGTTTCATTTTAATTTTTTCAAGCTAATAAATTGTTAACTGTAACCACTTTGTAACCACTTTTTTTAAAATACTCTTGTAAAAAGACACTTTCAATAATATATTTGTGACATTAAATGACACATTTTGTAAGATTGGAAGCAACACAATGAAACCTTTAGCAGTATATAAATTCAGAGATTACTTTGTTATCAATGGACGTAGAGTTGGTCAATACCCAAAGTATGGAAACTACAAAACAAAAGCCGAGGCACAGGAAGCTGCAAAGCAGTTGGTCAAGGATTTTTACAAAGGAAACTATGTCAAAACATCAGATGTAAATTACGATAAAATTACAGTTGGTGAAGCCTACGATCAGTTTCAAGTTTTTGTAAAAGCAGAATTGGAAAACGAAGAAATTACCCTTCACACTTACGAGCAAATTATTAGATCGTGTGATTGGTTTGTCGGTTCAAAGTTCAGTAACCAGATTGTAAAATCACATCGTTGTTCTGAGATTTTCAATCGCTTCAATGTTGACGATTTCCAAGGTGAATTTATCAATGCAGTTCGAAGTAATTTTAAGTCATCTTCAACACGAATTAAGCGTAAGGCATACATCCAAAAATTTATTAACTACACTCTGAAAAAAGGGTGGGCAACTGTAAACCCTCTAGCCTTCCGTGAGATCAATTCTAAGCTAAAGGTTGGAGCAGAAAATAGAGATAGATCTTACCTAGAAATCACTACTGAAGATTTGCAGAAATTGTATACTGTGGGTCTTGAGGGTGAGCCACTTTTTAACAAAGCAATTTTCTATCTTGGTGCGAACACTGGAGTTCGTCAGTCTGAGATTAGAGCTCTAAAATGGAAGAACGTAGATTTCCAAAACAAGGAAATTTATATTGAAGAAGCTATTGGTTATAGGTACCAGAAAAAGGCAACTAAAACTGCGAAAGGTACTCGTTATATTCCAATAGACGATAACTCAGTTAAGCTACTTCAACAGTTAAAATTACAAACTGTAAACTGTTCTGAAAACGACATTGTGTTTTCTGGTACAAAGCATGAAGTATTGTCTAAAGAATTTTTTAGGGATCTGTTTAGAAGAGCAGTTGAGCGAACTGAGATGAAGCACGTAACGTGGGCATCACTTCGTCACTACTTTGCTTCTCAGGTGGTAAACAACTTGGGGCAGGCTTGGAATGAGGTTGCTGATCTTATGGGGCATGAGAGTGCAGATTTCACTCGTAGACAGTATGCCTTTACTGTGCGTGACGAGAAGAAGGCAAGCCGTCAGAGAGAGGCCGCTTCACTTAACCTAGCTTCTCTCTAAATTTCTCTATTTGATTGATGGGTACATAAATTCTTCTTCCAATCTTTGTACCCTCAATACCCCCCTCCTCAATCAAACGTCTTACTCTCATCTGATTGTATTTTGATTTATCTCCAAAAAATGTTTCGGCAGTTTCACTTACTGTAAATAATAATTTTTTATATTCGTTATCCATAGCCAGATCCTTCCAAATCTAGTTTGTTGCAATCGTTCAATTCTTTTCCGCTGTACCCACTCGTCAATCCAAAGATATGGCTTACACATCATCCCAATCCAAGTCAGGTTTAGCGTCAACTTTTGGTTCTGGTGGAGCCATGTTTCTGACTACATCTCCAACAGGTTGTGAAGTGCCAAATGGAAGATTTCTGTACATGTTTATTTTCCCCAATAATTCCCACTCTGACGGACTCAAATTTTCATCCCTCTTTTGAAAATGAATGTTGATGGCAATATCATATTTTTCGATGAGCCTGACTATTTCATTCTTGGCTTGATGGGCCTCTGGTCGGTCATCATCCATCTTAGTATTGAACCAGCCAGATATGCTAAATTCTGTGTCCATTAGTTTTACTTTTGCATTTTTCAAGTTGGGCCTACCCATCATTTTTTCCTTTCATTAGTTCATCAAATCGTTGGTTTTTGTAGTCGTGAATATTTTTAAAAAGAACGGGATCTTCTTGTTCAACTACACGCAGTCTATCCGTGTGCTTGTTGTTGAGATCGACAACCTCTTGAGTTGTTTTACATTCCATAAATCTTTCCGTTAACTTTTTTGCATAGTCTACAAATTTGCTGTCAGTTTTTACTGGCGGTGTTTCTTGCTTTGGTGCTGCATCAATAATCTTTTCCTTCTCCTCCGCTTGGACTACTTCATTAAGAGATGCGTATTGACCTCCGTGCAATGCGATAGATGCCAAGGCTCTTCCGATTGCAGACGTTTCACAATTTTCTAGGGCAGACGTTTTGTTTACGTTTGAGGAACCTCTGATCTCCTCTGCCATTCCAGATCCAATGACCCTACCCTCCGTATCCTTTATTAAAGATCTGACTTGTACAAATTTTCCATCGTCTTTAATGATGTCTGTTTCTATTCCAAAATCCAAACCGAAGGCTTTTCTAAACTCTTCCACTCTGACAAATACTTCTGTGTATTGTTTGCCACCTCTTTGAGTTACCCCTATAGATTTATTTAGTTCGTTTACGGCAGTCATTGCTTGTTTTAATTTATCACTCAATCCATTCTCCATAATTTACGCGCATTTTTAATATGTAGTGGGTTCATCCCATTCCACCGAAAATCGCCCTCGAAATTTGGCTCCGTGAGTCGCAGTAAATGATCTATACGACCAGAACTGTACAAAAGAGCCTCTCGCCTCTGACAAGCCGAAATTACGGCTCTCAGAGCATTTTCTAATTCTTCAATGCTTGGAGAGTAGATTTTGTACCCAAATCTGGTACTCATCATTAATTTTGGCTGTATTCCAGAAAAATGCCAGTACCCTGCCAGTTGCGTAAGGTAATTGTAAGGAAGTTTTTCTGGTGGCTTTCTTCCCCACTTTGTTTTCATTTCTACACCACCGCCCTGGTAATCTGCATAACCAAGGTACGGAAGATCGCACCCTTCTAATTTGCCGCCCAGTTCTTCTTCACCAGTAATTCTATTAGAGCCTTTTGTAGCCTCTTGCATGCCTTGCAGAGCATGTTTGCAAATAAGTTCAAACTCAGTGCAGTTAACAGCTGCGTCTTTACCTCTTGGTTTTTCTCCAAACTCATTGAAGTGGATACCGTTTACAACATCATCAAGTTTATTTTTTTCTTCTGTGCAATCTCTCCAATGGGGAGACTTATAACCTTGTGTAATGTTTATGGCTTCACGATAGGCTTCAGTTGGTGACGCATCTTCGATAAGCACTAGATCACAATAATACTGGACTGCTCTACCCAAACACATAAGTGGAGCATCATTTGTTTGATGCTTACCAAGATGATCCTGGTAATAACCATGCTCATGTAAAATAAGTTGTCCTTCTTCTTTTTCTCCAGACTTAATTAGTTCCCAAGCCTTGTCGCGTTCTGGACGCAGCACCAGCTTATCATAAAACACCTTTGCATCCGAAGAATTAAAAGGATTGGAGTGATGCTTATACTCTTCAAACCCATCAGGGTTTAATTTAAGGTCATATCCCATGTATTGATTCTCCCTTGTAGAATCATTCATAGCCTATGTGATAGGTAAATGTAACAAAAAAAGTCACACTAGGTACTTGAAGTGTGACAGTATCGGTCATATATGTAGGGAGGAAGCAACAAAAGGAGAAATAAATGTTTAAGGGATATTGGGAAGATTTAACAATTCCAAGCGATTGGGAGAATTCTAGTTGGGGCAACGATGCTTGCCCCTCTTGGACACACAATGGTTATCAAATCTTTGTAGACCATCCAGACCCAAAAGAGCGTGAAGATGAGGATTGGAAGAGATTTAGACTTATGAAAGCCGATGAATATGGCTATGGCGATTCTTGGGGATTTGAGACTGATGATTTCGAAGAAGTTAAAAAAGCTATCAAAGTTCCAACATCAGAAAGACCTAAATCTGCAATGCTTCTAGCAGATGAAGCTAAGTATAAGGATATAGAATGATGAAATTCAAAGTTAGAGTAAAGGGAGGTTCTGCCTCCCTTTTTTTTTACTTGTCTTCGATTGTTATCCCAAGGTTTTGAGGGTGGTACAAAGCAGATATCATTGGTGTTGCCCAAATAACATCAACGTCCTCAATTGCCGTACCTTCAACAAGGTTCAATCGCTTTTGCTTATTTCGATCTCTCAGTGTTCGTTGTGTAAAACTTTCATAACGCACAATTCTGTACTCTGCCGTGTTCGTTTCAAAAAGTTTACCAATAACACAATTACGAGTACCATTTTTTTCATACATGACTATTGAGACAAATCCCCTGCTTAAAGGATCAATGCTTTTATTTTTTATTGGAATACCAGAAAAAACACCGATGCTTAATAGATCAGGCGAAAAGTAATGAGGTAAAAGTACAGCTTTGTAATGGTCAGGGAAGTTTAGTGGGCCATCCATTAACTTTATTTCATCTCTGTCAAAAAGCTGGACTTTGTTAAGACCATTCTCATCAAAGGTAGTGCCTATAACTTCGGTGGGTTGATGTTCTAATAAAATATCCTCTGGCTCACATTTCAGAACATCAGCATATTTATTTGCATCAGACATACTCATTTGCGTATGACCATTCATGTGGCGGCTCACAGTTTCACGACCTCGCCCAATCAGATCTCCGACTTCGGTAGTAGTAAGGCCAGATTTTTTTATTATCTTTTTTAGGTTATTGCCTAGCGGCATGGTATTCCCATCGAGATTATATATGTTGCTCATTGATTCTGCCCCCTAACATA